AGGGAGTGTAACAAATTCTGTGTCAATTAGATAAAATATTGAACACAGAAGGATTACGTATGAAAATGGAAATAGATGTTGCAGAGTTTGCAGCACAACTAAAAGCTGGTAAAGGTATCGGTGGTAAAGATGGTGCCTTAACACCATTAATCAAACAACTTACAGAGATGGCTTTACAAGCCGAACTCGAAACTCACTTATCTCAAGACCTTGAGAGAAATCGTAAAAATGGCACAAGCGCTAAAACAATGAAGTCAGCTAGTGGTACATTTGATTTAGAAACACCAAGAGATCGTAACGGTAGTTTCGAACCAGAGTTAGTCAAGAAAAATCAAACACATATGAGTGATGAACTTGAATCAAAAATGCTTTCTCTATTTGCATTGGGTAATAGCTATTCTCAAATAGCAGATCATATCGAAGATATGTACGGAGTACACTTCTCTAAACCAGCTATTACAGCCATAACTGACAAACTGATACCAAAGCTTGAAGAGTGGAGGAAAAGACCTCTGGACTCAATCTATCCGTTTATCTATCTTGACGCCATCCACTACAAAGTGAGAGACGAAGGTCATTATGTCTCGAAAGCATTTTATACGGTTCTTGGAGTCAACCTTGAAGGTAAAAAAGAGATACTGGGACTTTACCTCAATGAAAGTGAAGGAGCTAAGTTCTGGTTACAGGTATTAACTGACTTGCAGAACCGTGGAGTTGAAGATATACTCATAGCATCAGTAGATGGACTTAAAGGCTTCCCAGAAGCTATAAACGCAGTATTTCCAGAGACTGAAGTTCAGCTATGCATCGTTCATCAAATACGCAACAGCCTCAAATATGTAGCTTCTAGAGACCAAAAACAATTTGCAGGTGAACTTAAAAAAGTTTATCAAGCTTTTACTAAAGACGAAGCCGAAACTGAACTCGATAAACTTGATGAAAAATGGGGTAAAAAGTATCCTATCATATTTGAATCTTGGAGAAATAAATGGGATAATTTATCCAACTATTTCAAGTATGCAGAGCCTATCAGAAAGGTCATCTACACTACAAATATCATTGAATCGGTGCATCGTCAATTTAGAACACTCACAAAGACTAAGGGCGCTTTTCCTAACGACAATAGCTTACTAAAATTGCTCTTTGCCGGGATACAAAACGCTGAGAAAAAATGGACTATGCCAATAAGAAACTGGAGTCTTACAATCTCTCAACTCAATATTCATTTTAAGGAGAGGTTGAAAGATGCTTTAAATTTGCTATAATTTTACAGGTTATGAGGTGTTGACACAGAATTATTTACAGTCCCCCCATCTATTATATTTTAGTTTAGAAAATATGAGCAAGGGGATACCAAACATCATCCACATGTATACAAAAACGAAAAAATTGTGGACAAACTCTGTATACTTCCATATCGAGTATACTCCTTCATAAAAGTTTTGATATTCGATATAGTAATCCAAGTCTATAAACATAGGTCCCAAGAAGAATATACTAAACATTATTATTGTATAGAGTTTTGATATTAAGATTGTGAAATATTTTATATCGTTTTCTTTTTTCATTTTTACTACTCCTTTATCGCTAAATCATACCCAAACCACACTAAAACATACATAAGCATAGTAAAGACAAGGATACAACTCAAAAAGTGCTGCTAAGGCCTCTACTAAAATTATGCAATTTCCTTGAAGATCTTAACGGCATTTTTGAGCTTCTCTAGCTGCTCTTTATCTCTCTTATGATCCATGAGTAGCGCCATAAATTTTTTGGCAGTTTCGGGTATGTTTCCCTTACTGCTCCACTGTGCCGGCGTTCCCTCATTTACTCCCATGATCTTTGCTAACTCCTTGAGCTTTACTCCCAGAGTTTCGCATGTTTGTTTTACTATGTTGTTTTCGTTCATTGTTTAGCCTTTATTATCTGATATATTATCATGTTTTAATTTTCGTAACCAGCTTTTCAAATATGCCGCGCTGTTGTTTTGTGTAGGTTCTGCACTTAGTCCCAGGTGTGCCATAAGTAAAACGCTCCCAAGTTCTGCTATAAGTTCCTCATAGGGATAACCCTCACTGCCAAAGCTTGCCACTTGTGGGCGGTCCAGTCTTGTTTTGTGGCCGGTGCTATGGATGTATTCATGGCCTAAAGTACTATAAAACTCTTCAGCGCCTACAAAATCGTTAATATGTGGCATTGTTATGTGGTCAGCTGCCGGGCTATAACTTGGCTGTGGTCCCTCTTTGATCTGTAAATAGTCCAAATTACTATAGAACTCTTCAGCGTGTGCGATAGGTTCAACCGCTGCGCCTTCTTCTGTTGCCTCTTTCTTTGGCGCGTCTGTTTGGTCCAGGCTAAACACTCTGTAACTTTTTATCATTGGTATGGTTTTAGTTACTGTTTCGCTTGATCCTGTTTTAATGTTGTCGGCTTGTTCTTTGATCTGTAATGGCTTGAAGAAAAATATCTCTGAAGACTTCTCACCCTTTTGGACTTTGTAGCCTTTGGCTTTTAGTTGGTTGAAAGTGGCCCACTCGTTTGATGTATAGCCGCGATCTGCTGCCGTGATCCATAAATTTAAAACATTGATACCATTGTAATATTTGCCCGTTTGAGCGTTTGCCGGTGCGCCGCTTGCTATGCTTGCTTTAAAAGGCTTTATCCAGCTGCCGGCCTCTTCTACTTTGTCAATGATGTTTATAAGTGTTTCGTTTAGTCTGTCTTTAGTCTCTTGCGCTGCATTCTTTTTCATGTTAAACCCTTTTAAATAAGTTTTAAATGATAAATTATCATCTAATTAAGAGAACTATATCACAATTTATCATTACTTGTCAAGTGTTTTATGATAATTTATCGTAATTTGTTATAATTTAATGATTTTTTATCATTTGGGCGCGCTTATATATATTAAAGTAGTGTTGAGGATGATCTTTCAAGCATAGCAGCTACCCATCATGAAATGCCGTTTCACGGCTTTCTGCACTTTCTACAAGCGCCAAGGCGCGCATGCCCAAGGCGGGCACATGCCGTTTTTTTACTCTATTCTCTCTCTAAGCTCCAAGACAAGGAAGAGCAAAACACATACTTATCAGAGTTCAACGGTGTGGGGTGCGTTGTGAGGTTTTTACTGAAAAGTACCCCACCCACTTAGGTTAGATTGAGTGGCTTTATAATGTGAATAACTGCCCTATTTTATATTTATTCACATTATTTATATAAATACGTTTTAAGCGTTAGTTTTATTTTTAACACGGTTAGGGGTAAGAGTATTTTTTTTGATAGAATTAGTATTATGTTAACCAAATATTTTAAAGGGCTAAACTACCCGTATTTACGGGGTTTGCTTTTCGCGGAAAAAGTGATATGCACATAGAGGTCTTAGAAAACGCTTTACAACTTAGTATATTGTGTATACCTCTCGCTTATACGTGGGGTGTTGTGTGTATTGTGGTGGTACTACCGTCTGCCATTAAAGCTTATTAATAAAAGTATGGGGGTATGGGTGGAAAGTTATTCACATACTAGGCAGGCACGCACCATAAAAAATAGTATATACATGCCCCCCTATTTCCCCCACGCGCGTACGCGTATATACTAAGGATGGTGCGTGGTAAAATAAAAAAATATGAAAATAGAAAATATAATACACTATAAATCAATTTTACTGATGAACCAAAGCACACCTTTTAAATACTTGCTGTCCGCTCTTTGCCTTGGGACTTGTGGCAGAAATAGATGAATCCAGTCGCTAAATATTGCAGTTATCTAGATCAAGCAATGTTTTTTTGAAAAAAGTATCATCATTTTTATAGAAGGATATAGATAAGTCAACCCCATAAGTATACACAGTATACAATGGTGCGTCTTTGCATGCCGTATTTGAGGATTGTTCCTTTAATAATCTAATATATCCTAAATATTTAGAATCATCTTCTTCTGCAGTAAAGGTTATTTTTGTATTTATCTCAGTTGATTTTTTCTTATATTTAATACTATCTACTCTTGCTTTTTTATTTAGCATCTTTGGGAAAGATAAATATGACAGCTCAGATGAAAGCATAAGATATCCTACTAATGTTTGGCTACCTTCATATTTATGGAGGTCCAGTTTACAATCAATAGAAGCAAGTGTAAGTTTTTTGATAAATTTTCTATTTGTGTCATAATATTTATATTCGTAGCTATACCCATATTTTAAATATGCTACTTTTGATGGTGTTTTACAAGTAGACTGGATTAGGTTATCTTTTATGTTACTAAATAGACTATTATCTATGTCTTTTTTAAGCATATTTATCAAGGTAAAATCATATGTTTGTATCATCTTTTCCATTTTTACGTAGTTTAGTTTAGTTGCAGTATCTATTAAGGAGGGAGTATTTTTGTTTACTATGGCAACAATATCGTCAAAATATTTCTGAAGGGAAATTTTTTCTATCTTTTTCTCTTCTATGGAAAGTGGTCCCGCTACTAAACTTGCACCTAATCCTAGTAGTCCTAGGACTACTAATGTGTATTTTGGCATTCTAATTCCTTTTTAATTGTTCCTCTCTTCTTGCCTTAACCCTTGTCTTGATCTTCTATCTCCAAAACAAACCGCATCACATCCCTACGCTGCTTAACATCAAACTCTTTTAGTATCTCTACTATGTTTGCTATGTCTATGGGGAGGGTATTGTTACTCTTATACTGTATTGTAGGTTCTGCTACTTTGTCCCCAGTCAAATCAATTTTTGCCAGGGGGTGAACATGATGGCTAATGACCATGCGCCATTTATCGGGGATCTTATTTCTTTTTACCCAATTCTCTATATTTCTTTTATTTGTTTTCAAAATATCTGCTAATTCTTGGTCTGTCGTTAAATCTAGTGATATTTTTGCTTGATTAAGATCTTCTCTTGCATTCATATTCAATACCCCCTCTTTTAAGAATTACATCAAATTATGCTAAATTAGGCTAAAATACTTGACACTGTGCATCATTTGATGTATAATGACCTAACTTACTATTTTAGTATAGCGAAATAATGCATGACAAAAAGTAAAAGAGGAGATGAGAAAATGACTATTACTAATAAAATAAAAGAAGATTGGGGAACCGTGGTGCGCTTTTGTAAAAAGCATGATATTAACATTAATACTTTTCATGTGGTGATATATGGGGATGGTAAGTCTGCACCTATTACGAACCTACTCATAAAGCTTGGGTACATCAAAAATGCTTCAGAACTTTTCAAAGACAATACTAAAGTAGAGGGAAAGTAATTTATGAAAGTGGCAGTAAGGGGAAGTGACCATAAGTTACGTTGGCTTTCATGGGAGTTGCTACCGCAGCTTCAATGGTATAAAAAACTCTATAAAACAAATCCATGTGAGTTTACTGAGACTGATGGTGTTTTATATAAAAAATCTTCCAGTAAAGAAAGCAGTGAAAAAGTAAGAACACTTTTAAATAGCTGTTTAAAAATCTCTGGTACTACGTATGCTTTGGCGCTTACCTTGTGTGAGGGTGACAGACACAGTGCTACATTTTACAAAACTTTGGAAGTACTTACTACAAGAGTATTTAAAGATAAGACTTCATGGATAGAAATTTTCGAAGATCACATCAAAGATTATGGCATTAGGGTTGCTAACATTGATGACGTGGCAACGCACTGGATAGACTCTGAAGATGAGTGTGCACTCAAACCTTCTGTACTTAAATCATACCTCTGTACTAAACCTGAAATGTTTGAAAGAGTAGGCACCCTACTTTTCTTACTCCCTACCCAAAACATCTTACTTGAAAATATGTTTTTTAGATGTGTGGAACTTGCAGGCAGTGAGTACGCACTTGCAACTACACTCAGTACTGACAAACTCACCCAAGAGAGACATCTTAAAAACTTTGAGCGGATGAGTTTCAAACATGCTGAAAATTTTAAAACATACTCAAAACTATTTTCTGACTTTTTAGAAAGAACCCATACACTTTTTGAAGAGGAGATTATCTATGCATAATGATAACTGGTTTGAAAAAGCACGTACGTATGACTTGCCTTTGTTTTTAGAGCAGGCTTACTTGATGGAAGTGAGTCGTGCTAAGAAATGCCTTTGCCCTTTTCATGAGGACACTAAACCTACTTTGAGCCTGAAAGAAAAAGGTGGTGAGTGGATCTTTAGATGTTTCTCTTGTGATGCGACTGGTGACATCACCAAGTTTGTGCAGATGAAAGAAAACATGAATCCACTTGATGCGGTTAAAAAAGTACTTCTTCATCATGGGGCCAACATAGAGGTGGGTGAGAAGAAAGAACTCACAGCGGCAGAACTCGAAGAGATAGAACAAAGAGCCAAAAGAGCAACCGATAGAAAAGCTGCTAAAGCTAAAGAAGAAAAGAACCTTCAAAAATCTGCACGTGTTCAGATGGCCAAAGGTGCAGGCGTTTATGCACAAAATCTTCATGATGCGTATGAGCAAGGTAATGATGAGATCATCAAAACGGTAGAAGCTAAATTTCCTAATGTATACAATAACACTGAGATCCGTGATCTGTATATGGGTTGGGACTATGAGAATGAATCACTGTGTCTCATAAACAGAAATGTGAACGGTGAGACTTATAACATCAAGACTGAAAAACGTAAAGGGTATTTTGAGCACTGGAAGTTTGGTGCAACATTTAAAGATTATGTCTTCCCTGGTAAGTGGATAAGCTGGAAACATGCCACTGCTCACGTCTTTGGTTTTGACTTCATGGACAATGAAGATAACCGCGTGGTCATCTGTGAAGGTGAAAAAGACGCCATAAACCTTTTACTCCTTGGCATCAACGCATTAACGCTTGGTGGTGTAACCACTTCATGGGAAGAGCATAAAGAACTGCTTAGAGGTAAAAATGTTTTTATATGGTTCGACAATGACGAAGCTGGGTATGTTAATGCCATCAAAAAGTACAAAGAAATCTTTGAAGTGACTAAAAATTGTCAAGTGATCTTCTTTTATAAGATAGGTACTTTTGATAACAAGTACGACATAAGCGACTATATTGCAGATAAAAGCATGGTGAACAAAGAGCAGGTATTTAAGTCTATTATCTTTTCTTCTTTCATCCCGACCAACTATGTGATATATGAACTAGAAGAGTATCTTGATAAGGATCTTACTGATTTTAAAGAGGAAGAAGTACTTAGAGACTTTAGTAAATGTAAAAGTTTCATATCCAATGCGGTAAAAGATGTGCGTGGTGAAAAAGATGAAGAAGTAAAACTCATGCTGCATCTAGGTAAACAACTAGATAGCAGTAGGGTTAAAGATGATCTTCAAAAGCTTATCAATTCACTTTTTACAGAAGACTCTTCTTTCCTTGGTTCTGAACTTGCAAGTCTTCAAAAAGTCATACAGTTTAAAAAATCTATGCTGACAGACTACAGACAAACTCATATCTATGACATGGTGAAAGAACTTGAGCGTGCTGCACAAAGTGCCGGGTATTCTTTTGCCGTGTATCGTGAAGTATTGTACTTTTGGACAGGTAACTACTTTTATGCGTTGGAAGACTGGGAGATAAAATCTTTTATCATGAAAGAGTACTTTAGTGCTGCGAAGATAGACTTTAAAAAACAGACAGTCAAAACGCGTGATGAGGTACTTCTTAATCTTTACGGATGGGCGCAAAACCTTGAAGCGTGGGTAGAGAATGAGAAACGTGTTATAAACATGACGAACGGGGCGCTTATCATACGCACCAGTGGGAAATACACTTTTAGAAATCATCATAAGAAACAAGACTGTGCTATGAACATGCTTGATTTTGCCTATGATGAAGAAGCTACTGCACCAAAGTGGAAAGTGTTTTTAAACCGTGTACTTCCTGACCAAAAAGACCAGGACACACTTATGGAATTTATAGGGTACTGTATACTTCCTTCACATGGGTATGAGAGTTTTCTATATCTATATGGTTCTAGTGGTGCCAATGGTAAATCTGTTGTACTTGCTGTAATACGTGACTTTTTCGCAAAAGAAAACATAAGTTACTTACAACTGCACAACTTTGAGGGACACGAGCTAGAGACACTTAGAAACAAGATCATCAACATTGGGTCTGAGATAGAGAGTGGTGGTGATATGCGTAAACAGATGTCTGTACTAAAAAACATGACTTCTGCTGAAGACTCATTGACAGTGAACCCTAAAAATGAAAAACAGTTTACCATCCACCCGGAAGAAAAACCTAAGATGGTATTTGCCGCTAACAAACTTGTAAAGAGTGGCGTCGATGATGGTGGTGTGCAACGACGTATGCTTCTACTTAACTTCAATCAAGAGATAAAAGATGATGAAAAGATACGTGATCTACCTCTTAGACTTAGAGATGAAAAACCTGGCATATTAAATATGGCAATAGCAGGAATGGCAAGACTTATTAAAAACAATGGCTTCAGTATGAGTGACAGTCGTGAGAAGTTTATGGATGAGTATAAGTCCAACGTAAACCCTGTTCGTGCATATATGAAAGAGTGTTTGGTAAAAGATAGTGGCTTTATGGTAGCTAAGAAGTTTGTTTATGCACATTACCAGTCTTGGTGTGATGAAAAAGGACACAAGGCTTATGCATCACCTACCTTTTGGGGTAAATTTGGAGAGCAAGTGGAGTATGAAGAGATACGCCAACGTAAATATGAACATGATTTATTGCCTGCGCGTCATCCTTTTATAAAAGATTTTAGATTTGTTCCTGATGTAATTAATGAATTTGAAGTCGGAAGTATGAAATTAAAAGTTGAGGATCATAATATCTCTCAAACTGTGTTTTTACCTGTGACAGTGGAGTAAATGATGAAAAATACCACTTTGTCCTTAGCAAAAAGGTCACTGTCCTCAGAAGAGAGTACCACAAGAGGACAACACAAACAACGGTGTGGACGTACCTTGAAGAGTGAAAAAGGCTTTTGTCCTCTTGTCCTTAGCAAATTAGCGTATTCATACTCTAAATATTTTTTACTTACAAAATATTTTTATATCTCCAATTGGCTCTTTTTGAGAGGACAAGAGGACAAAGAGAGAAAAAGGGTCTTTAGTCCCCCTTAATACGTGCTTATCTCTGTCCTTAGTATTTTTTTTTGCTAAGGACAAGCGTAGGACAGTAAGGACAGAATGAAAACTAGGAAAATTAGAAAAAGGGATAAAAAGATGAAAAATATAATGATCGACCTTGAGACAATGGGTTCAGGATCTAATGCAGCGATTGTTTCTGTTGGTGCAGTTGTGTTTGATGAAAATGGTATTGGTGCTACTTTCTACAGAAAGGTAAGTTTGAAAGATAGTGTCTCTCTTGGCTTGGACATTGATACCGATACTGTGTTGTGGTGGATGAAGCAAAGTGATGAAGCCAGGGCTGAGTTGACAGATAGTGATTCTTTTTCATTGNGAAGTGTACTTTCTGAATTTTCTGATCTTGCACGTGGTGGTGGTCATACTGTTGTCTGGGGATGTGGCTCTGACTTCGATAATGTAATTTTAGCTAATGCATGGGGAAAAGCATTTCCACATATTAAACTTCCTTGGGAGTTTTGGAATAACAGATGCTACAGAACAGTTAAAAATTTGTTTCGTGATGTAAAAATGGAAAGAACAGGTACTCATCATAATGCTTTAGATGATGCCATTTCACAAGCTGAACACCTTATAAAAATAGCGAATGAAAAAGGAATTAAATTATGAGCCAAATAGGATTTATAAAACAGGAACAAAAACTCTTTAAAGATAAAGAAGGTAAAGAAGCTTTGGTCAAATGGCTTGAGTGTCATTTTCGTGTGGGTGGGGTTCGACCTTTTACTGCGAAGATGTCTGCAAACAAAAAGAAAGAAAAAGACTCACAGCCGGACTTTCACATTTACTTACGTGCCAATGTAAACAAGGGTGATAAGTTTAGAGATATTCGTATAGGTGCTTTGTGGTTGAAAAAGAAAACCTTTGACGGAGCAGAAAAAACCTTTATGACGGGTAACATCTTTTTAGACTTTAGAGAAGTTCCCATTACTGTTTGGAAAGCTGAACCACGTTTTGAGGGTGAGAAGATCGAGTATCTTTATGACATCTCTATGATGAAAGATAAACCTCAAGAAGAGGAAAATGCTAACGACTACGAAACAACGTATGAAGATGGACAGGGTAATGAAATACCTATCACCGATGAGAACGGTGAAGAGATACCTTTTTAGAGGAGGGTGATATGAAAAATACGATGATGATATATAGAGCAATGGCAGCAGGGTGTAAAACTGTTTCTGATCTTAAGAGATATATAGGAGATGAGAGATGTCTGAGCCTATAGTAATGATCGCACCGAAAAGATGGATGCGCCCTTCTGATCTTGAAAATGAGTTTGGCATAAAAACATCATACCAGGCACAGCTAAGAAGTGAGGGGAAGATCCCTTACTCAAAGCGCGGAAAATTTGTCTTTTATGATCGTGAGAAAGTAGATGTCTGGCTTGAAGATGCTGCAATGGTGAGTTAATTTAACTCGCCTAAATAAAGATGAAAATGATAAGTATGAAAAAGTTTATGAAAACACTCAAGGTATGGTTTGGTCACGATACTTCAAGTGTTATAGGTTCTTTGGTTAAAAGAGATTGTGATTATATCACACTTAATTTAAAAGGGGTTGCATCATGACCGCAAAGCCTTGTATGCCTGTTGAAAAGGTTGAGAATTTTATGGCAGAAGTTGTCAAAGATTTTGAAGAAGTGGAGTCTAAAATAATCGTATTAAAAGTACGTTTAGCAAGAAGAACTATCTCTGAGGCAAGCATTATGCGTGAGCTTGATGAGATCGTTCAGATCATAAGGAGATAGAAATGAATAAAAATGAATTTAATGAGATAGATACGATTAGAAAATATTGCAGATCTAAGAACAGGAAATAAGAAATGAATATAGCACAAAGTACAATAAATAAGATAGTGCTGTTTTTTGCTAATCATTATGTATTTGAAGAGTTAAATACTTTAGAAGGTGAGCAACAGGATGTAGCACAGAAGTTGAACTATTATACAAAATTGAATGAACTCAATAAATATGATCTTATGGTATTGAGACAACTTGACGAATATTTTAAAGTGATGCTGGATGTAGAACTTTCTTATCAGGTATTTGGCTTTGAGGTACTTGCTTTGTGGTCCAGAGATATACCTAAAGAGTCTAGGCCACTTTTAAACATAAAAGACATCAAACTTCAAAAGGGTGCAGCTTATTATTGGCTGGAGAGCATCAATCTCAAGCGTAAAGATACATCTATATATGAAGAGAAAAAAGAGATCATGAAAGCAAGCACAGATAAGGCAAAAGAGTTTTATGAGTTTATATGTGGGTTTGAGATGAAGTGTATATCATAAAGTGATAAAAAAATTGAAGTAATCGGAAACATATACGAAAAAAACAGCTTTACCCGTACAAAAATAATAAAATAAGTACCACCCAAAGTACCACCTAGTAAAAATTAGGTTTCAAGATTTTTCTTTTATAGTTGATTGTTTACGCTGAGAGCGTTATTTGTAGTGGTGGGTCGGGGGAGACTCGAACTCCCGACCACTCGGTTATGAGCTGTGTTGTCGGTGGTGTATTTTAGTGTGGTTGGGTGTGTTTTTGGTGGTTTTTGTTTGGTTTTAATGTATTTTAATATGGTTTTAGTGTATATTGGGGGATAGAAAGTACCACCTAGGAGTACCACCCCACTATGGCAATAGATGAAAGTATTTACACTTGTAAAATATGTACAGGGCTTAAAGCAGATAAAGATTATAACCGTTTTTTAATTTTGGTTAAGAGAGATGGCAAGCGTAAACGTAAGGTTTTGGACTATGCTAAAAAGGGGTGGTCGAAGCGTGACAGGGTTCGGATTGCTACGCGTGAGCTTGATACTTTTATTAATAAGCTTGAGTCTGTGCATAAAGGGGATGTTCCCAGGTTGAAAGGGTATGTTAAAACTTTTTTTGACTCACTCCCTAAAACTTCATGGACTACGACTAAAAAAAAGCATTATGATAATTATATAGATGCTTCTCTTGGAAACAAGAAGATAGATGAGATACTGCCTACACACATTGAAGAGTGTATGGCTAAACAGAGTCGTGACGGTTTGCACCCTAGGACGGTTAATACTACTTTGGAAATATTGCGTCCTTTGTATAAGAAGGCTATTATTAACAGGTTGGTGCTTTACTCTCCTTGTGAGGGCTTGAAGATGAAGATACCAAAGAGTAAAAAGATCGTGACGGATGCTTCGGAGCGTTTGCGTGAAATACATGCGGTGATCATGGATGCGTTTCGTGATGATGCTTTTTACCGTGCTTTGTATCTGTTTGCTTTGATGGGTAGGCGTAAGGGTGAGATACTTTCTTTGCGTTGGGAAAATGTGAGCTTTGATCATAGCTATGTGGTTTTGAGTGATACTAAAAATGATGAAGTGCAAAAGATGTTTTTGCCTGAGTCTGTAAAAAGTGCGTTAGAGTCTTTTTATGATCCTGTAGGTGAATGGGTTTTTAGCTCTCCTACTGTACCTGGCTCTCATATAAACAACATTGAGAAGACCACGGCCAAGATAAAAAAGAAGTTGCCCTACTTTACTTTGCATTATTTGCGTAATGTGATCGTGTCGGCTATGGCTGAACAGGGGCAAGCGGCGGTGTCGATGTCAGGTGCTTTGGGGCATTTGTCGGCAAATACGATAGACAAGTATTTGACGCTTAATTACCTTGCAGGGTCACGCATGGCTTCTGAGACAATAGAAAATATTGTTAAATAAAAAATAGCTACTAACAAAAAGTAAAACACATTTCTTTATAATCTTACTGCACCAATAATATGATTACTTTTTCTTTCCCTTTTAGGGTAGTCGAACTCATTAGTTTTGATGTTGTGTGTATGATTCCTCCTCGAATTATTTATGTTAAGTAAACTGTTTTTTGGGTGCAAAAAACTTTTTGCTTAACCTTTTACAACTTCCCTTTATTTCCCTATTTTACTTACTGACAAAAAGCCAATCACTCTTTTGTATGATAAATGTATGAATGAAATAATGACCCAACAACAGCAACAAGCTGAAGAGTTTTATCTTGACAGCGTATGTTATGAGACGGATTATAAGCCTGTAAGTTTGTCACGTCTTGTTGAGATGCTTGGAAACTCTGGCATAAAAACGTCTACGTCTGCACTAGGCAGATGGGCTAAAAAGTTTGACTGGGAAGGAAAAGTGAAAAGCATTGTTACTACTTCTACTTTGGATGGCGGTGATGCTTGTGATCTCATTGCTAAAAGTTCTTTAGATAAAAATACTAAAAAGATACTCAAAGACTTTGAAGCCAATGAGGTGCTTAAAAACTCTGCGTACTCTATACTGCAAGAGCAAATGAAATATTACGCCAAAGAGATGCAAATTAAAAAACACATTTCTTTAGAAAGTACAAAAACCGTCATCAAGATACTTGAAGTTACTTCTACCCGTGAAGATAAACTCCTAGACCGTCAAACTTTACTCTTGGCAGCCAAACTTGTGAAGTCTACGGATGTATTGGCTACTTTGGCGGGTGAAATTATTGAGATTGAGATAGATGAGTAGAATAGAACCTCTTTACCGTTTGCGTTTTGTTAAAAATGTGGCGCCTCAGATATTTGAGTCTAAGACTAAGACGCCTCGTTTTCACATTGATTCTTTGAATCTCGTTGAAGAGCGTTATAGATTTACTGCCATAGTGGTTTTTCGTGGGGCTTCTAAGACCACCATCAATAATAAGGCTTATGTTTCTACGGAGATATTTTTTAACCATGAGGCTTATACTCAGGTAGTGAGTAAGGATAGTAATAAGGCTATGAAGTTTGTGCGTGACATACGTAAGCTGTTTGAAGCGATGACGCTCAAAGGGTATGCGGTTAGTCGTGGGGATGTTTGGAAAGATGATTACTTTGAAGTCATTATAGATGGAAGTAAAAAGTGTGTGGTTGAAGCCATCGGTGCGGGGGAAGACCCCAGGGGTAATACGGCGGACTTTGCCAGACCTACGCTGATAGTCATAGACGATCTTGAGTCTAAGAGTGGGAAATACCCCATAGGGAATGTGAAGAGTCGTGAGAAACTTTCTAACTGGTTTTTTGATGACTTGAAACCGGGGCTTCACCCTACTAAAGGGCGTATGATATTTTTGGGAACGATACTTCACAAAGACTCTTTACTGAACCGATGTTTGCATGATCCTGAATGGGCGAGTCTTGTGGTGCCTATCATCAAAGATGGTAAGAGTGCTTGGCCTTCACGTTTTTCTGTGGAAGAGATACTTAGGGTGCGTGACTCTTACGCCAGGCGTGGGAAACTTTCCAACTTTTCACGTGAGTATATGAATAAGCCTGTAGCCGATGAGAAAGTACTCTTTAAAGAGGAGTACTTTAAATACTTTTCTCATGTGGAGTTTGATGCACATCCTAAATGGTATGTAAGAAGAGCAATTAAAAATGCACAAAAAGAAATTTATATTCATGTTAAAAAACCACGTTTTATTGTTTTTAATGACGGGACTAAACTTGACCTTAGCGCGTGTGAAATTTACACGACTATGGACGTGGCAAGTGGTGACAGAACTGGCGATAGAACGGCGGTAGTTACTTGTGCGTATGACGGGTTTGGTAATAGATATGTGCTTGAAGTGAAAAGCGGGTATTGGGATCCGTTTGAAAAAGGGGTGTATGCCATTGAAACCTACCTCACCTACTTTCCTCTGTTTTTTGGGATAGAAAAAGGCGGTATGCAAAATGACTTTCACTCAAGCATAGAAGTACTGCAACTTGAAGAAGATGTGAGAATACCTGTGACTGCTTTAAGCCATGGTGGTGTGCCTAAAAATACACGTTTGGGGAATATGCAACCGTCTTTTATGGCTGGGAATGTGTGGTTCAATGCGAGTGATGCCAACACGGTTGTTTTGGAGTCTCAACTTTCAAGCTTTGACATGGAGAGTGACAGTTCGGAAGATGATGAGATTGATGCTTTGGCATATCAGGAGAAATTTACCCGCCGTGGTTATGACGGTTTTGATGAAGATGAAGAGGATGAAGGTGGGCTTTGGTCATGATGACAATTAGTCAAAACCTAAAGCCTATACTCAATGTTACACTGAAGGAGAATTGAATGCAAATACCATCTATAGACTTGGATTATAAGCTTATTGCCTATGCGGAAAAGGCACAAAAAGAAGTAAGCAGCAACTGGGTTGAACTTGAAAAAATCTATAAAAATACCATTGATACTGTGATGGCTCAAAAAGCAAAAGAGCTAAACCGTTCTTATGTGCAGAGTCCTATAGCGCGTGATACGGTACTCATAAAAAGGAGTATTTTTTCTACGAGTTTTCAGATAACAGATTTTCCTTTAGCTATAAGCAAGAAGGGTGAAGAGAGTTCTGAGGCGGCACGGCAGTTACGTATCGCTGCACGGTACTACTGGGAAAAGAGCAATCCGTTCATAGAGCTAAACAAGGCCATGCTTAGAATGTTGATCTTTCCTGTGGGGATAGTCTCCCAATACTGGGACAGACAGAAAAAAAATATACCCATTGAAGAGTGTAACCCGACTGATGTTTGTTTGGATCCTGATGCGCGTAATGCAGATGATGTGCAGTATGTGACTTACCGTTACAGAAAGACGGGTAAAGAAATACGTCACATCATCTTGAATGATAAGAAGAAAAAAGAGAAGAAAAACCGTTTTTACAATAAGCTTAAAGACCATGATGAGTTTTTCAAAACTTCTTATGATGTTGATAGGTTTGAACCTTTTAAACGTTACAAGCTTAAAGAGATCTTCTTGAAAACTTCTAATGGCTGGCTGTGTAAGACGTACTACCCTGAAGGGAATTTGTTGTTGCGCGTGACAAAGTTTGCAGAGTGCCCTTTCCAATGGGGCTTTGCACGTGAACAACTTTCAAGCGTAGATGATGCAATACGTGAAAAGCAGATACTTGCTTATGGTGAAAGTGAAGTAGACTACATCAAAGAACATGTTGAGGCTATGAATAAACGGCGCAATCAACATGCGGACATAGTGGAAGAACAGATAAACCCTTCTCTTTACATTGGTGAAAATGCAAAAGTAAATGTTGGTAATTTGAAAAGAGGTCCAGGGGCTAAAATTCCCGTGGGTGATGTAAAAGATATACAGGAGAGAAGAGCGCCTTTGACCATGGGGCTGCATGAGGATCTTGCTATGAGTAAAGATGACATAGAAACGACCACTTCAGTCAACGGGCTTTATAAGGCTCAGACCAGTGGGAGTGACAGGCGTGCTACGGGTGCTTTGGCTTTACTTTCTGCGCAAAGTTCTACTCGGATAGAAGAGCAGATCAAGACGGCGAATGATACGCTTTTTTCTCATGTGGCTAAAAGTTTCGTGAAGAAGGTGTACCGCTATGTCGATGATGAGACTTTGAAGATGCTTGGTGTGGAGAATCCTATCATCGGTGTGGATCATGCTACTAAAGAACCTTTTGGTTTTGCTGTAGCTGTAGCGTTTGGCAGCAGTACAAAGAGACAAGATGAGTATGCTTCATATATGGAAGCCCTTGCTACTTTGGGTCAGTTCCAAAATGTAAACCCCTCTTATGTGGATGAGTTACTTCAAAAAGCAATGAAAATCAAGGTCGGTGATGATTTTAAAATAGAAGAGGATTTATTTGTTTCTCCTGAACCCCCATCTGTGCCAATATCTGACCCAATACCTGAAGAAAATCCAACACCGGGGGTGATACCTGGTGCGATTTGATAACGGATGCTAGACAAAAAGTAAAAGCGGTGACGGTATAGTTTAATGAAATTAAAAATAAGGGGCTGAAAATGGCTAAGAAACAAGATTTGACACTATCAAGAGATAGAGAGCTGGGAACTGTGACAAAAAAAATGTCTTCGGGTATGTTTGAAACAAGTAAAGGTGAGAAAGTTCCACCGTTACCAGGTATTGCCGTGGGTACAAAAGTGAGACTTACTAAAAGTCGTATCGAAATTGTTGACGGTGAGAAAGAAGAAGTCGTGAGTACTGAAGATGCAGTGAAGTATAACTTGGCTGCTGAAAATGCAGACTTGAAAAAGCGTGTTGCAGCACTTGAGAAAGCGCAAGGTAAAAAAGGTTCTGCTGTCAAACTTGGTCAAGCTAGACAAACTGCTCAAGATGTTGTCAGTGATGCTGGTGATGGTACTCCAAAAAATACTCCTCCGAAAGTTGAATCGTAATGCTTAAAGGATTGTTTGCGCTATGGATGTCAATGATGTTCATGTGGATTGTTGAAGATGGCGGCGGTGGTGATGGTGATTATGGCGGCGGTGGTGATGGTGATTATGATTTCTTGATAGATGATCCTATGCCTAAAGAACCTGAACCTACTCTAAAAGTTGAAGATAAACCTCCCCTGAAGGCTTCACTTGATGATGAGACTCAAAAGGAGATCGATGAACTTAAAGAGTTTAAGAATGGTGTGGCTGTTGAAAAGGCTATATCTTCTGCGGTAGAGATGATCAAGGGTGATTACCCTGATTTTGACATTGAAAAAGTAAGCAGTTTACTTAAAGAGATGCAAGATAAAGACCCTGCGAAAGTACAGCTATACAACACACCCGCTGGATGGGAAGCGTTGCATTTGAAACATTTTGCAGCACGTGAAGAAGATGGTACTTTTGACCCAGGTAGAAACAATGCGGATGAGCCTTACGAGTTTGATAAAACACGTAAAGAGGCACTTGGTGGAGATAAAAAGGCTATGAAAAAGCTTTTTGATAATGCAAAATAAAGAGGTAAGATATGTTAAATTCAATTCAATCTGTTGAAAATAGAGAGAGTTTTTACAATGTAATTCGTGTGACAGGGTATGGTGCTACACCATTTTTTGAATCGTTAGGTGAAGGTATTAGCGGGCTGAAAGCTTCTGCTAACAAAGGGCATAAGTGGGATTATAGACCAGGTGCTATGACCGCTGCGGCCAATGCTCATGCTGAAGGTTCTGTGAGAGCACCCATCACAAGTTGGAGTTCTGTTGAACTTGGCAATCAATTTCAGATCTTTAAAAAGACTTCAGGAATTACGGGTTCACAAGCTGCTTCCTTTACCATCGAGGAGAAAGTTTCAAGTATTTCTACTCAAGAGATGGAAAACAGAAAGCAACTTAGACTTGACGTTGAAAAGGCTCTTCTTGGATCTGCTGCACCGGTTGGCGCAACACTAATCACAGATATTCGTACTATGGGTGGAATCTTGCATTATATCCCTGCAAACGCGGTGTTTGATCTGATTGATGCAGTCAACGGGAACATAGCTTTGGATGTGAAGAATCACATTGACGAAGCGTTGAAGCTTATGTTTAATCAGGGTATTGTGGGTGAAGAGATCATCGTAATGTGTGGTTCTGACGTTTACACTGACCTTAACTGGTACTATGCAGACAAAAACCTTTATAAGCCTACTGATGGGACTATCACTGCAAAGAAAGATACGATCACCACTGGATGGCATGAAAAAGTAAGAATTACTGCTAACCCGAACTTGCTAGATGATGAGGCGATTGTCTATGCACCTGGTCTAATTAACCCTGTATTACTTCGATCTCACAAGTCTAAAGATGTGAGTGATGCGACGTATGATGCTGAGGCAAAAGAAGATTTGTTTGAGCTGACTGTTCAAGTACTTGACCCTTATGCTGCGGTTCACATTATGAATATCGGTAGAACAGTATAATGACTTTAGCACAACTGAAAGAAAAAGCTGATGCTCTGAAGATAGGTGGCCGTGTGCTGCCTTCTGATGTTCATTTGGAGTATTTTCAAGAGATGGTTTTTGAGAACATTGTTCAGTTGTGCGACCCTTTGAATTTGGCAATCCCATACCAGGACAGTGACATATATAGACCCATAAATGAAGATGGTGCTGTGGAGTGGTTTTTGAGAAAACCGCGTATTGCTAAAGTGGACGCAGACTATATTGACATTGATAGCAGACTTGAACTGGCATTTGTGTATTTCCTCATAGCATCTTTGGCTAATGATAAAGACAAAGTTTTGTTTGAGCGCCGCGCTGATCGTGTTTGTGTTGAGTATGCAGTACATGTTTTGGAGATGGGCTTGCCAAAGGCAAAAGAAGTGTATGAAATGGAGAGTTTTATCACCGCGGTGCGTTTTGATTGTGTGGGTAGGAAATACTCTGTGGACGTTTCATTCATAAAGCTGGTTATTGATTGTTTACTGTGTAATCTAGTATGTATGACCGCTTCCAAAAAGAAGCAGTTGTCCTTATATAGTAGTTATCTGAATGCTGTGAGTGTTTCCCCTCTTGATCTTGAAAATTTACGTGCTTTGGATGGTGCAGTTTTTTTGTATCTGCTTGACAATATGGCAGAGTATGCCGTGTATAGTGCACTAGAATTGGCAAATGTGACGACACTTTCCTGTGAGTTTGAAAAGATGACCATTGGTGAATCGGTAGAACCTTGGGTCACTGAGATAAATAAGCGTTTATCACTTGAAATGAGGGGTTAAGATGAATACTATTATACAAGATTTTACTACTAACCTGACCGCCTCACTCAATGCAATAGCGGAGTCAAAAATATATACTGATATAGATGCTATGTATAATGACGGTAGACTTCAAAAGGATCAACTGGATAAAGTCATCATAGCCTTTCATGAGAAAGCTCTTACCATGGCAGGGTCTACGTCTGAGAATATAGCTTTAAAAGGCTATAGGATTGATGATATCATCGCAAAAGACTTAGACGTTAAGACAGCACAGATAACAGAGAGTGCAGGAAATCTTGCCATTAAACAGGCACAAAGTACTAAAGACTTAGACGTTAAGACAGCACA